CTTCTCCTTGCTGGGTGCTTTCAAGTCGCTCCCAGGGTTCTCCCTCTCGTAGGACTTCCTGCCCTTCTCGTTGAGTCCACCTTCTTTGTTCTGACCAGATTTCTTTGTCCATGCTGCACCTTCTTCTAAGTTACAAAATTCTTTAAATGTTAACATATTAGGACTCCTTTAGTAATAAAAGGTCAAATGCTGCTGTATAACGACCGTTGTTTGAACGAGTAGTCATACGAACATCAATATCAGATTTCTCTGGGATACGCTGTGGGAATGAGAAGTCGTAATCATACTGACCACCTACACCAGCAACCTCAAATGAATGAGCAATTCTGAAAGCGTCCTCGCCACCATAACGAATATACATATCACCACTACCATCTGCTGATGCTTGTGCTGTGCAAACACCTCTGTAGAGATATCCAGTTTTGCCAGCAGGAACAGTATAAACTGCCATTTGAGTTTGCTGACGGTTCTCTAAAATTTTAGCGACAACTGTAGTACCAACTTTAATCTCAATGTTACCAACAAGAGGAGTTCCAGTGTATGCTCTAAAAACTCTAATAAATTGATTGGTTGTAGTTACTGTTCCAGGATTAGTTCCAGTATTAATTTCTTCAGTAAGTTCATTGTAGTCAGCATCTAATCCAATGATAGTGAGTGTTTTACCATCATCACCACCATTGCTGTGTGCCACTACCAGATTAGCAGCGCCAGGATCAAAAGCACTCCATGGATACAGAGTATCATTTACATCCCAAATAGTTCCGTCCTGGTTCTGTGACATCGCTGGCACAGCACCAAACTTATGAACAGTAGATGCTCCACGGACTTTACCCATGGCAACATTCTGTCTAAAGTTGTCGTCCCAATTAAAGTAACTCATGCGAAATATCCTACTGGGGTTGCCCAAACTTCAGCAGTGGCACCTGTGGTTGCCTGAAGAGTTTCGTCATACTCTTTTTTGATGAGTACTCTTTCTCCAGCAGCAATCCACAGATTATTGCCGTTGCTGTTAACAATAAGAACAGGAACAGTATTAGTATTAATTACAGATACAATAGTTGCATCTCCAACTAAATTTGCTGCTGCTTGGATATCTACAGATACCCCTTTTGACTTGAGGATCATCGTACTAAGTTTTATTATTATTTATTATCTAAGAGACCTTGTTTAATGAGTTTGGACAACTCTGCAGTTGATCCAACAAACAAAGCATTGTTGTTGGTAACCTTCTGCTTGGACTTAGGACCTTCTTCAAGATCCTGCATCTTCTGCTGTAAGGCAATCAGTTTCTCAGTGGCGTCAGAAACGCTCTTAACTAACTGTCCAGCGACTTCATATGCTCTAGGGTGATCTGTGTTATTTGCCACGTCTAAGATGCCTGAGAGCGCCTCCTGACCCTTCTCAATGATGTCATAGAGTTGACCCCTAGAATAGTCGTAATCTTTTTTGATATCCTTATCGATATCAATAATACGCTCTGTTCTTTTCTTTGGTTTTAGGGTTTCTTCTGTAGGAACAATATCTGCTTCTACATTTAGTGCATCTTCAATCCCATCGTAGTTATCATTCATACGTCTTCAAAATAAGATGTAGTTTCATTGAATCCAAAGTCATCGCCAGATACCAGAAGAGCATCATCAAGTGCATCAACAACGTTGTCGCTGTTCTTATCTTCTTTTGCTTTAGGAGTGACTTCATATTGTCTATATCTACTTGCAATATTCAGATCAGTTGTAGTATAATCTTTTGTAATTGCTTTTTTGATAAGTCCAGTATCAGATGTAGGACCGTAAATATAAGTTTTAATTGTAAATCTTAAAGTGTATACCAGAGATCTTCTGGTTGAGAAATCTCCTTCATATGAATCATCAAAGAAAATACTATTCAATACAATGGGAACATCTTTTCTAATGTTTGCTTCATCGACTAATCTCATTGAAAGATTAAAGGATGGTTGAAAGTATGGAACAATTTGTTCTACAATTTGCAAACAATCATCTTGAGTTTTGCTAAGAATATTAAGTTCAAATTCAAGATTGTATGGAACAGGAACATAAGTTTTCTTTACACCCTCATTGTCCTCATTGGTCAAACAATACTGAACAGGACTCTGCTTTCTGGTTGGATCATAATTCATCCCAGTCATTTCAAATGCAAGACGAGGAAGAGTAATAGCATTTGGTCTTCCAAGTTCAGGTTGCTCCGTTAAACGAGCAAGAAATTTCTGACGAGGACCATATGCCAAAGGAACTTTCATTCTTTGATATACTGTTCCATCATCATGAAACTTACGAATTTCAATATTATTGAAAAGCGTACCAAACCCGATAACTGCTTTTCTTATAATTTGATTGTAACTAAATTCTCCTAACATAATTAACTCCTATTTCCAAATTCTCCAAATGGGTTTACTTCAGTGAAATCTAAAATTCCATCGCCTAGATTTTCAAACTCAATGTTATCTGCATATGCATCCTTCATATCAAGTTCATCAAAGCTAGTAATATTTATAGAGAAACCAGTAACCTCTCCAGTTAAAGTTTCTCCAACTAGATATGTCGAAGATGCAGAAGATGATGTAAATGCTCTCAGTTCTACAAATGCTTCATCAGGATCCCATTGGTTAACCATTGCTTTGATCCCATTAACAGATCCTTCAACCATTTCACCAAGTTGTGGTTCACCACTAATGGTCTCCCTATCATAATAGAATTTAACAATAAATCCATCATCTTCTTGAGTTTCAAAGATATCACTACCAGCGGTTTCGTTGGCATACTCATAAAGTTCACATTTTAATTGATAAGTAAATAACTTACCAAATTGATAAAAAGGTACTTCATGTTCTACAAACTTAACTTCAAATAAATTTGAGGTCAGTGGGAAGTATATTAGATCACCTTCTTGTGGTCTAGAACCAACCATGATGTTATCTGCTCCTGTCATTTGCACAGCAATAAAATCATCAAACATCTGCTTAGATAATGTAAGAGTGATTTCATCTGTTGATCTAATGCCAAATTTTGTTAGGATATCACCAGCACCTTGGAATCCTTCATTATTTTCCAAGTAGGCATATGTTAAAAATGAATCATCAAATTCTGAAATAATTTCTTCATTTAAGATATTATCTTTAGCAATAAGTTTTCTAGGAATATAAAGAATATCTAAACTAAACATTTTGATAAACTCATCCACCAGCGATTGCTGAAGGATTTGTTCATTCCTAGTACCGTGTGTAAAGTAAGTAGTTTTTGCCATCTTATCCGATCATATCCATTGGTGGAAGTTCGTATGTTGATGCCATTTCCGATTCAATCTTTTCAAGTTCTGCAACAGCATCGTCATAAAGTTGTCTACCGTTCATTGTAATTCCACCAGGAAGTTGTGCCCCCTGGAATTTGATTAAGTTTTGACCCCACTGCTTTTTAATGAGTGAGGTGCAGTATCTTTTTAAGAATTGGTCATTATAAATTTGAGTATATGAAGTTGGGTCAAGCAATCGATAACAATCAATAATTACAAAAGCACCTTCATCTACAAAATCTGTAGCAGTGTCAATAAACAAACGATCTTGTCTTTGATTGAATCTAAACGGAATAAAACTACCATTGTTTAAAACCATATCTAAGGTCTCTAGATATGACTTAACCATGTAGTAACTTAAAATATCAACAGATCCAAATTGATAAAGATCATTTAAAAATAATTGATACTCTAATCCAAAGAGGTTGCTTCTAATATTGCTACCTTTGATTCCAAAAACTTGATTAACACCCAGTACTTGAGGTGGAATATCTAAGTAATTATTTCGTGCCAACCAATCTGTAGATCCTACAGTAGTGGTTTCGTTGCTTTCAGTAAACCGTGTTACATCATCAGCAGTAAACTGATGCTTCAAGAACATCCTTTCGACACCATTGAAATGACGTTCTTGGAACATTTGAATTGCATCATCAATTAGATCATCAATCTGGTCATCATCGACGTTGATTTCCAGAATTGGTTTGCCTAATCTTCTAAGACAATATTCTTTTAATTCTGCTCTACTTGTTGGTTGCGCCATTTATACGCATAAAAAAAGTCCTCTACTTTATTTAGTAGAGGACCATTTTATCAACCTTCGACGTGTTGCGAGATCAGTTCTTCTTGCCCTGAATTCAGAGGTTGATCTCCACCGTTATCGGTCTTTGCCATACGCAAACCTTCAATAGCACCTTGCAATCTAAAGAATTCTTCCTTCTTAGATACAAGTCCTGCATCCAGTTCACGAATCTCATCTACGAGTTCTTTGAGATTCTTTTCAAAACGTTGAATCATTTCGTCAATTGTCATTGGATCCTCCTATAAAATTGTATATTGGTCATGACTCTATTATTTATACATCAATGATCTGGTTCATCAATCTCCTCTGATGGTGCTGCTTGACCATCAAACATGCTGGACTTGTTCTCAGGTTCTTCAGCAAGGAACGCTTCATATGTTGGATAATCATCTCCAGGACGGCGATGTCTATCTGGTTCAAGAATTGTTCTACCTTCATCATCAGTCCAGTTTGCTTCTCTAATCTTAGCATCCTGACGCTCTGCAACAACCATCCAATCGATGGTGTCAGTACATGCAGGATCTTGTGCTTCGATAGTAACAATACCTGCTGCAGTGACTGTAGCACGAACTGATGTCCATCCTTGGTTATTGACAACAAATACTTGAGGATCTCTACAGAGATGTTGCCATGTGCCTGGGGTCATTCCAACTGCAACGTCAATGTCAACAGTAGCAGTTCCACCAACAAGTGCAACCTTATCTCTATAAATCAGATCAGGACGTGGACCCTCAACAAATGAGTGAACCAGATCTTTGGTTTCTGTTAGTTCAGGCAGTGGGTGTGGAATACGGAATGTACCAGATCCTTTGGTTAGAGTTCCAGAGTGGAATGCATCACCATTTGATCTGAAGTAGTGATAAAGATTACCTGACCACTCACCACAACTGTATCCAGAACAGGAGTAACCATAGATAGCAAATTCTTCATTACTATCATCATTCAGATGAAGTTCTAATCTTGATACGTTATAAGATGGAGTTACAAATCTGAAACCGTATGGGTCAGAGTTTGTACCATAACCTGTCTGGCGGAATCTAATAGTGTTAGTGGTAATTGTTGGGCAACGCATCTCACCCGTGACATCCAAGTTAATACCAGATGCTGGGTTTGTACCGATACCAACACGACCAGAGAAGTAGTTCTGATCTTCATTTCTACAGTAAATGCCATAACGATAAGACAAGTTAGTTGGATTATTACCAGCACTGTCTAAGGATCCTACTGAGAAAGTAAGTCCTCTAATGTCAAAGTTAACATAGAGACCTCTCATATTATAGCAGTTACCACCATCCATTCTGGTATAGAGGTAAGCACCATAAGAGTTGTTTACTGTAGTTCCATTTACTCTTTCTTCAGCATTAACACCAATTCTATTATAAGTGTAAATACCAAACTTAGAGTTTGTTCTAGAACCATATCTGGTGTCCAAATAGTTGTAGATACCTCTAGCATCTGCAACATATCCTGGACCAGAACTATTAGCATTCAATCCATTGTAGAAATCACTGGAGAAGTTATATGCATAATCCATTCTACCATTACGGTAGTTTCTGCAGTATGCCTGAACACCACGGGCACTTACCCATCTACCACCAGCAATATTAAATGCAAGACCTCTGTTACCTTCTCCATATCCAACATAAGCATTTGCATAGTTTCTCTTATCAAGATAACCTTGTCTGCAATATGCGTAGTTGAGTGAAGCGTAGATACTATCTAAGAATGCATCTTGTTGATATCCGTTTGCAACATAAAGTTCACCAGGGCGATTCTGCCAACTCATTGAGAAGTCAGAATAAACACCAATTTGACCAACGTTAGTAATATTATAAGAAGAAGATCTTGTAGTATCTACATAGAGTGCTTTACCACGCTCACCTGAACCTGCACCATTAGCAGGAACGGTTGTCGAATAAGGCAGTGCAGTTCCTTGTGGTGGCAAATAGTATGCAGTAAATCTATCGTTCCAACCAACATCAAGAGCGGTGTTTGCACCAGTGCCAGTGTTAAACAGTCCAAGTCGATTCCAACGACCCTTTACTCTTGCATTTGTTGGGCAATTGTGAACGTAAGTTGTATCTGGTGTTCCTCCTGCTTCTGTTGCAAAGTTATAAGTTCCTGCAGAAGTTGGAGTTTGAGTTGCGGCAAGTTGTTCCCAACCAGGATTATTGATTCGCATCAAAATCGTATTTGGGTAGGGATTGGTATCACTGCTATTTGGTCTATAGCAGTTTAAGTTTCTATTGAATGTACCAGATTGAGACCAATTAGTGTCACCCTCTCCACCATTGGTTCCGCCTGCTGCTGTACCAAGACCAGTGTTCACCATAGTGAGACCCTGGTTATACATGAATTTGTGACCTTCTGCATTTCCACTCATGGAGTTTGCAGTAGTTTCCTCAATAGTAAAGGTACAGTTAACGCCTACATTATTAAAAGTAAATACTCCAGTTCCAACACCATTTTCATCAAGAACTTCCGTTGCAGTTCTATTGTAATTTGGAATGCTAATAGAAATAATTCTATATCCATCATCGTCATAGTTTGCCCCAATAGGACCATACTGCTTTAATACATCTTGAGAAACAATCTTAGAGTCACTAGTGTTTACACCCTCACCTGTTGTAACAGAAGCAATGTTTGTATAGTAAATTGGTCTACCACCTTGAGTAGAACCTGAGGTTGCCTCAAAGTATCTACTCCAGTTTCTGTAGTATGCAAGGTTTCTAGTTACATACTGAGTACGCCAAGAGTGCATCTGGCGGTTATTATAGTAACCTAACAGATACATCAGGGACCAACCAGAGTTTCTGTAGTCCAACTGCCAATAACCACGAATCATGTGGGAAGTTGCAGGACCCCAGTACATGATACCAACATTGCTGCGGAATCTGGTAGGACCATTTACATCAAGTTTTGCATAACCATCAAAACCACTAGTAAGATTGATGGCAGCTCTGTAACTATCAAGATAGAAAATATCTCTTAATTGTTCTGTAGAACTATCATAGTTCCTACCATATGCTCTAAATCTCCACTGTTCAGGACCAATCTTATCAGATCTTGAACGCATCCAAAGAGCATCTTGAGTACCACCTGATTGATTACCTGGAACTTTCCATTTAAAATACCAATAGTTGGAATCTGTTTGAGTTGTAAATCTCCAGCGATATTCACCATTGCTGGATCTTAATTCTGGACCCTGCTCTGGTTGGTTTGCATCTACTCCACTGTCAAGGGTTACAATATCGAGAGGTGAATTTGGTGATGTTGTTTTAATGCCAACTCTCTTATCAGAGCGAACTGACATTACAACTGCGTCGGATCCTAAATTAGTATTATTATCTGTAGAATCTCCAGCAAAAATATCTAATCTTTGACCAATACCATTAATGTATTGAGATCCAAATCCAGCAGAGTATCTTGGATTTGCAGCATTTGGAAATGCAAGGGTTGGTGAATTTGGATTAAATGTGTCTTGATGAATATGCAATCTTGCAATTGCGGTAGATCCACCAACAGCAGTTTTACCACCAAAGGGGTTTAATTTAGCAGTTCCATCAAGTCCTGCTGCAATAACTGGAATACCAGAAATATCATTTCCTACTAAAGAATCTCCAGAAGTAGTGTTGGTATCTAATGTGAGAATTTGTCCCAAAGATGCACTAAAGGATATTGCATTATCATCCGCAACCTTAAGTGTGATTGGATTATTATCAAATCCCACAAAATCAATTTTGGGTTCGTCTGCTTCTCCTACATTAGGAGTTATTAAAATATCCTTATCAGTATTTGCCATTAGAGTTGGAGACCTTTTCCTAAAGAGTATTTATATTATGTAAAGCGAGGAGCATATGCATCATACAGCAACTTACACTCTCTAGCATTTAGTGCAGTATCATGCCAAAAGAAAGAATTTAATTTTCCATCAAAACGAAGACAGCATGGGTTTCTACAAATATTTGGTGGAGATGCTTGCATTTGTACTTGTGCCCCAAATGCACCAACATCACCTAATAATTCGCCATCATGATAAATGTATAATGTTGGACCATTACCATATTCATTGCCACGATCAAACACTCCAGTTGCTAAATGCCAGTTTCCATCACCAGTTCCAGCATTACTAAATGCAACTCCTTCCCGATAATCAAGACCCATCAACCAATAGTAACCTCCACTAGAAGGTCCAAATCTAAATCCATCTGCACTACCAGCATTAGCAACTAAACTAATTTGACCGCCAGCACCATCATGAGTATACCAAAAAGAAATCGAAAAACTTCCAGTTCTAGTAAGACCCATTGAGTCCATATTTGTTGGTGACTGAAATCCTAACGGAGCATTATACGATCTTGGTGTAGCATCTCCATTGTCATTACCACCAAAGTCCCAATACAAATAATTTGATTGTGTGATTCTTGGAACAGTTCCAACAATAGTATAGTTATTTTGATTACCACTTAAATCAAATACTGTAGATCCAGTCCCAGGAAAACTAGAATTATTGTTTGCGTCAAGAAGAATTTTTAATTCTCTTAACGGAATATGGGGTCCATGATATGCGGTCATAATCCATACCTTCCTTTTAAGTTATTGAACATCAGAGTATTTTCATCACCAGAAAGTGCCCTATTATAAATGTAAACACTTCCTAAAAATCCAGGGCATGGACCATTGCCACCTAATGATCCATCGTTTTGAGTGCCCCCAAATACTCTGAATCCACTAGTGCTATAATTTCCATAAGATAGTCCTAATCCTGGTGTTGTTGGATTAGCGCCACCACCTTCTGTTTGTGGTCCAGTAATAATCTGAGTTTCATTTCTGTAGGCAGTTGCAATTCCAGTTGCTTGATCATAAGTATATGTGTACATATTCCATCCATCTGCTGGAACACCTACAGGAGCAAAGTTTCCATTGATATATCTTCTATATCTATCTGTGTGAGTTGTAGAATAATTTAATACATTACTCTGTTCTAATACACATGTAAGGGGAGATCCTGCAGTTCCACCCCCAGCGGTGCAAATAAGTCCTCTCCAATTATTATTAGCATTAACACTTAATGGAAGATTATTTATATTCATCCATAATAGAAAAGTAATAGAACCAGTATATAATCTATCGTTAATCGGGGAAATTAGATGAGATGTTCCTTGCCCAGTAGAATTGGTATCACTTTGTACATAGTTAAATCCTACGGGTCCAGTTGCCGCAGTAAAATTATTAACTTGCCAATTTCCTACAGAACCCCTACTTGGGGCAAGTGAATTAATACCCACCCCATCATTTGATTCATATACATCTACGATCCCATCGTAGATGATATTGGGACCGTATTTAGTTGTCATTCCTGAACCTCCTTGATTTCCATTTCTACTTCCATCTTAGGAACATCCTTACGTTCTGCCTGTACAAAGTAGAACGCCGCCCCGCCACCAGTCGTGATTGTATTATCAGCGACATCAATTACCCAGCGATTGCCAGAGTCACCAATTGCAGTCAGCTGAACTGTAATGGTGTCTTCATCAACAAGTTGTAACCAGTAATCTGGTAATGTAATTACACCATCTGTGACACGTCCTCTGACGTATACACCATGCTCAGGACCCTCAAGTGAACCATGCTGAAGTTTGTAATTTTCCTTAGTTGGGTGATCGATAAGGAAGGACTTGCTCTTAGCAGAGAAAGTACCATTGATTGTCAGAGTATGTGTTGGAACATTAAGTCCAGTGTACATACCAACTCTTGATGTTGTTACATCAGCAGCATCAGATCTTTGATACATGCTGAATACATTATCACCAGCATGATTGGTGATTCTGAGAATATCGTTTGGAGTGATATTAGCATCATTCCAAATGGTCCACTTAACTTGACCTTGACGTGCAAGACCCATACCAATGTCTCTGTCAAACGCATTATCAATAGTCAAGAGTGATGGATAACCAGCATCAGTATCAAAGTTCTTAAAGAGAATACCTGCTGCTGAGGCAGCAGTAGCATAACCTCCACCACCAGTTGCGTTAACAGTCAGTTTAGAACCAATGTTTGCAGCAGTGACGCCGATACCGACATTACCGTTATAGCGGATTCTAACTCTCTCATAGAAATCACTATTGCGTACACCAAATACTAAGTCAGTTTGATAATCACCTGCCTTAACTGCAGCAATTCGTGCAGAGGAGATTCTTGCGCCATCAGCCGCTCTACCTGCTTGTAACCACAGACCAGCAAACGTTGAAGAGTTTCCTGCCTCAGTATTGTATACTGCAAGTTCTTGTGGATATGGTTCATATGCATATTGACCACTAATACTTGCAGACCATGCGGTTGAATCAGTAACTTGCTGCTTCAACTGACCAGTTAGAGTACCACCAGAGAGTGGTAAGTTCTCAGATGCAGAACCAATCAGATCACCATATGCATTTCTAAATCCAATGTCACCATTTGAATCTCTAATTACACCCTTACTATTTGCTGCTGTATCATATGCAGCGTTGACTGTATCAATACCAACACCAAAGGTAATGTTACCTGCGTGCCAGATGTTATTACCATTAACTTGAGCGGCATTTGCTTGGAAGTTAATAGTACCAGTTCCAACAGTAGATGTACCGCCAGATGCAAGAATTCTTACATCGTAACCATTAAGATTAGGATCACCATTTGGAAGTGTGAATGCATTACCGCTGGTTAAGAATCTAATCTGACCACTAGTTGCCTCTGCTTCATTACCTAAAGTAATTACTGGATTACCAGAACCATCTGCATAGAGTTTGTGCTTATCAATAGAATAATCATCTACAGAAGTAATACCAAAGTCAGCAATTGGGAAGTAAGTTGCTGGTTCTACTGCAGTACCAAACTTGGTAACAGTTTCATTAAGAACACCAGAGATAAGTTCTGCTTGTACTTTTGTATGTGACAGTTGAGATGCTCTTGACCAAAATACTCCATTTTGAGTTCCTTCATCTGGACCATGAATTGGAATAATGTTTGGTCTTGGACTTACATATGTAAACCCAACGCTACCATCAGTTGCAGCACCAGTTGTATGTGATGGACCATTGCCAGATGCTGAAGTCGTACCAGCAGTGGTTACCTCATAAAGATTTTGGTTAGCAAGTACTAAAGTACCAACACCCAGAACTAAGTTATTGTCATATACAGTTGGAGTTCTGATGAAATCAACTGTAGTATAAATGTTGTTATTATACTGAACTTCTCTGCTAGGTGGAATACCTCTAGATACAAATCTGAAGTCAGCAGTACCATTAGTTACTGTACCACTTGTGTGATTCAGAGAAACGGTTCCAGATTCACCAGCAGTAGTTACCTCATAGAGGTATACATCTTCACCCAGAGTACCAGCAATGATAGTATATACTAATTGACCTTGTGAGTATAATGTTTCTGGATCAAAGTCAACTGCAGTTACATTGCTATAACCAAACTCCCAAACATAATCTGCTTCGTATTCTGGAGTAACTTTTAGGACATTGACTGTACCTTGGTTGACGTTATTGTCAGTGTAGAGGTTTACTGTGAAGAATGTATCACCATTTAAGTTTGCACTTGATCCACCAGTATCAAGCATTTGGAAGTCATCATATGTAAACAGGAGATTATCTACAGTGAATTCATAGATAACACCAGTATTGATTTGAACTTGAGGATCAAATCTAGTAATTCTCAGAGAATCAGTAATTGATTTTGGTGAAAGATTGCCTGGCATCCTTCTGTTGCTCAGGTAACCATAATTCATATTTGTGCCAGATCTTAAGAATGTATCTGACTTACCTCTTAAGAATGCAGCATCGAGAGTTGATCCAACACCATCATTACCACTGGACCATAACTTATACCAAGAACTCCACTGGTTTGCGTTAACCGATGCGAGAGTTGCAGTCAGTTCAGCAGAAAGAGATCCTGCATAATCAAATACTGCAGTACCACTAGTTGCTTGTGCAGAACCACTAGTATGAGTTGGTTCTTGAGTTCCTGCAGTACCAGCGGTAACTACATCATACAATCTACCAAATCCAATGGTTTCAGCAACAAATACCTTATCACCAATATTATAATTAGCACCTGAAGACCAGCGAATGTAACCAGAGTCATATTGACGACCATTATCAACACCAAAGATGTTTTGTGGAAGTACACATGTAAATGTTCCTGGTGCATTACCAGTTTCATTATATCCATAACCAGTATCAACAATGGTTACATTAGTAATTTGCCCATTGCTTCCAACGGTAATATCTGCCTTAAGACCATGACCTTCACCACCACCAAGTTCTACTGATTTGTATTGACCAGGAGTGTAACCGTTACCTGCTTTAGAAATTGCAATGGATCCAACAAAGTTTCCACCATGACCACGAATCCATTGGTTGTTATTATCGGTAAATGCAAACTGAGTAATTGCATAACCATCAAATGTAGTTCCAGTACCAATACCTCTTCTAGTTGTGTACTTGGTATGGTCAGTTCCGCCGTCTAACAAACCATCATCGGCATTCTTCTTCCATGCTGCTGATGTTCCAAGTGGTGCGTTAGATGGTGCAAGAGTTTGCTGTCTAACGTCAGAAATTGTAAGATTCAGTGCAGTACCTGATTGACCCGTAATGTCAATGATATATTCGCCAGAAAGGTAGTCAGGACCAAGAGTACCAGCATCAATGTTAGATGCGTCTGTATAGAACTCTTTATCTTCACCATCGAGTTGGTCAGCATCCAGACCAGACCCTGCACCCTCTTTGAGTGTCAATGCACCATCAGGTCCGAAATTCCATTGCTCTTTATAGAATCTCCAAACACCAAGGTTACTAAAGTCATCACCAGCAATGGTTAAGTTGTCACCACGTTTGATGTCAATTGTAATATCATTAAAGATCTTAGATGTCTCTGCAACCTTTGCTTCCAGATCTGCATCATCATCTCCATTTGGATTTGTGATTGATGCAGGTAGTGTTGAAATAGAGAAGTCAGCGTTATAATTTAGACCTCCTTCTACAACAGCAACTCTTGAAATTACACCATCTGCAATAGTTGCTGTAGCAGCAGCACTGTTACCAACACCAGTGAATTCGATGTTAGGTGCAGAAGTGAATCCACTACCACCATCAAGAATTCTAATCTCGGTAACTGAACCATTAGTCGTAACTGCTTTTGCAACAACGTTAACCAGAACAGCACCATTATTATCTTTAAAAATGACCGTTGGTGGTTCTTCAGCAAATACAACTGGAGTAACGTTTTCGTCAACAACAAGGCGATAACCAGTACCACCGTTGGTGACTGCAATACTCTTAACAGCACCATCACTAACTGTGAAGTCGGCAAGGAATCCTTCTCCTGCTCCACCAACTACTTGTTGAGATTGTAAAGTTCCAGTTCCTCCACCCAAAGTAGAAATACCATAATTTTCACCACCGTCGATAATTTCAACAGATCCAATATATGTACTTCTTTGGTTTGAAGAACTGATAACAAGTGGTGTCTCTGCAGAATTCTTTCTGATAGAAGAAACAACAGGAACGAACTTAGAATCACCTCTCAGGTAAGTATTAGAACTTGCTGGATAATTAGAAGTAATGTTTGCTAATCTTGCTGGATTAATGACACCAGTGGTAATAGAACCAGCGTCAATATTAGTAGAAGTCAACTGAACCCAGTTTGAATCAAGTTGACCAGAAGTATTAACTACATTAGTAATTGCTACAGTTTGAGGTGTACCACTAAAATCTTGGATATCATCTGCAACTGCAAATTTAATATTACCAATGAGAATGAGTTCTAATCTACTTCTAATGACTAAAGATGCGTTTGCGCCAGCACCGCCAGTTCCAGTATTATCAAATATAATTGAAGGTGCAGTTGTATAACCAGAACCTCTATTCGTTACCGTGATAACAGAAACACGATTATTATCAATTTGTGCTGTGGCAGTTGCCGCAGTTCCAGCATACTCAAAGGTTACTGTTCCATCAGTAGCAGTGCCTGATGTATGAATTGGACCACCACCAGAAGAACTTGAAGTGCCAGCAACTGTTACTGTATACAGATTTCCGTTGGCAGCAATTTGAGCACCAGCACTATAACCAGTGCTATTTGCATACTGAATACCAATTGTAACTGTTGGTGCTGTGGTATAACCAGATCCACCACTAATAACACTTACATTTGGTGATACTTCGCCATGAATATAGTAATTAACTGTACCTTGTCCATTAGAGGGAGTACCACTTACAACATCTCCATTTGAGAATGTATAAGTTGGGTCTGGAGTAAACTCAAGAATTTGAGCATAGGTATCATTGTTCAGAATGTAGGAGATATTGTTTGGTGCCAACTGAATTGCAATGTCACCTGCAAGTGCTCCTTCCAGTGCAAGACGTGCTGCCAGATCTGCAACAGTAAAGACATTAAATGGTCTCAGTGCTGGAATCTGGTCAATATTAATTCTACCAGTAGAATCTAACTGTACAAGGTTACCAGGAGATGGTGTTGTGCCATATGGTTTGTTCTTGTAGTTACCATAGTTATTGGTAATATATTCTCTAATTGATGCTTGAGTTGCCAGAATTCTATCACTATTCAGTTCGGTAGAACCAAGGGTAATATCACCAAGTTTCTCATCTCCAGAGAAACCAACAATTTCAATATCACCACCCTTAATCTTCAGGAACGCAACTTCTTCAATTTCAACAGTACCACCAAAGGTGATGTTACCAGTTCTGTTTTCGATGTTAGCAAAGTAACCAACTTTAAAGTTACCGAGTTCGTCAGTACCTGATGCATAAACACGACCGTTAAGTTGAGATACCTGTTCGTAATCAGCGGTATCTTCAGATCCTCTCTTACCACCATTTTGTGGCAGAGCGTTATAGTCAACACCAGAACCAGAGAATTCCCACGTGTGAGAAGACGAGTTACAAATAGATGGTCTGTGGAGATTAATTGGGTGATTAATCAGTTTATAACGAGTTGAGTTATCAAGGATAAACTCACCATCATCTCTTTCTGCACCAGATGGAAGTGGAGTTGTAACTGTTGGGTTATCAAGAATTTCATCAATCAGAGTATTCAGGGTATCGATTGCTGCCTGAACGTTAGCACAATCAGAAGTGCTATACAGATCAGAAGCAGTTCCTACTTCACCCGCAGGTGAGGATACATCATGAATTACTGCAAGATCTACGTATGGTTTTACAGTTGTATACTGTGCAACATAGTATCCAGCAGTTGTTTCTGCTCCAGTTAGAGTAGTTCCAAACTCTTTAAGTTGGTTATTAATTGCTAACTTACAGAGAACCGTTGCCTGATCAAATACTGCTTTTGTTCCTGCAGCATAACCAGTAATGTGTGCAATGACACTATTTTCAATATATGATTTACCAGCATCCCAAGTAAATGCATTACCGTCATCTCTGATGTCATCAGCAATTGCCTGAACAATCAGTTCAGTATCTCTGATGCACTTAGCATAATTTGCTTGGAATGAATATACATTGCTATACAGAACAGTATAGAATGCTTCTTCTGCAATGTACTTCTTATTATTCTCAATAAGAACCGCAGCATCAGTGTATCTGTTTTCATTACCAATCAAACGCATTTGAGCATCTGCTTGTACTAATGCATCAGTATTGGTTGCTTGAATAACAGAATCAATAAAGTATTCTGGATTATTATTGCCTGATCTCAGAACGGGTTTGATGCCATCAACTTTAATAATATAGTGCTCTCTTGGTTCTGAATTCAATTGACTAATATCAAATGTTGGAGTACCAATGAGGTCAAAAGTAACATCATCAACTTTACCAACATCAAAGTTGTAAGGGTCTACTCTAAATCCAGTTGCTCTCAGTGAGTAAATACCAAAGTTAGATGCTGAGTTGGTCAGGGATGCATATCCACCACTTTCAACAACACAACCATCATAAGTAAAGATACAGAAGACCGAAACCAACTGAGTGTATCCATCGTTGATGACTCGATAACCAGTGCCGCCAAATGAGATGATCGTGAACGCAGCAGCAACCATCGACTTACCTTGTGGTGGCAGTCCAGGTCTGATAACGTTAGGATCAGCAACCTTAGCACCGTCAATCTCACATCCAGATCCACCAAGGAACGAGATTACTGAAGAG